CTCCGTTCCATTCTGCAATACAATCTACTCTACCAGCAATTTTATAGAAGTTGTGCCATAGTGTTTGTTCTTGACAATGTATCAATCCAATACATTCATCTAAATATGGTTTCAGTTGTGAGAACAAACAATAAGATAGAAATCTACCTTTTTTATATTCATTCCAATCTTTGTTATCATAACCATTGTCTAAATATTTTTCACAATAGTGGTGTACTTGAGTTCCTCTAGTTGCAGATTTTCTTGAGACATAATTTGCAACATCATCACCAACTCTTTTTCTCCACTCAAATAAACCTTCTTTACCTCTGTTTTTTAAAACAGTAGTAATAGATGGATAAAACTTACCCTCTGGTGTTTCGTATAATCTAACACCATCATTTGTTTTTGCACTTATTTCTGGTATATCTAAATCAAGTTTATGTTTGAACATTATTTCTTTTTGTATTTTTTGGGTACTTTACCATACCCTACAACTCTATCCCATTCTCTTTGTGTGTAACCTTCTTTGTCTATCATATATTAAGACCATTTGTGTATACTACTTTACCATTTATTTTACTTGCTGTCAATACCGATTTTCTATTTTTTCCATCTTCATTATAAGATATATGAATCCACCCACTTCTAGGGTCGCCTGGTGTATAGAACTCTAAAATGAGCTGGTCAAAATCTAAGTTGTTTTCTATCCACATAGCAACATCTGCATTACTTTCTTTTAGACATTCAAGGTCAACTGCCTGACCTTTACAATGTTGTGATTTAGACGAACCACCTATCTTTGCATTTAAATCTGGACTTCTATACCCAGATGTAATAAGTGTTACACCAAACTTTTCTCTTATTGGTTGTACAACATTTGCAAATAATTTTTTTGCATTTTGTAAATGTTCTTCACTTAATGAATTATCTATTCCGTGTCGTGTTGCAGTTTGTGATTTAATATATTCTGCAACAGTAAAGTTTTTACTCAATCTTTCAGACATATTCCTCTCCTAAAAATTTACCTTGTAACTCACACCTATTGCATTATATTGACTATCACCTCTTTTAAATTTACTTCCGATACCTATACTATTATTCTTATCAAGTTTATAAGATATTCCTGCCTTATATGTAGTGTCTGATTGTTCGTATATAGAATCAAAACTATCTCTGAATCTTACACCACCTTTAATACTCCAAACATCATTTAATTTATATTTTAGACCAGGCTCTATGTGCCAGTATTCGTGACTTTTATCTCTAGTAAATTTATATCCAGCACCACCTCGTATGTACATACTAAGTTTACCATAAACTTTTTTAGAACTTATCAATGCAAATTCTGCTCTCTGGTCATTACTAGTAGAACTATCTTTTACTTTTAATCTTGTTTTTATTTCGGCAGAGAATACATCATTTAGTTTCTTACCAACAGTAAGTCCATACTCTGATGCATTACTACCACCATTTAATCCGTCTTGTAAACCATAACCAAACTTTGCATAATAACCTCTTGAGTGATTACAATCTTTAGTGTGTATGTGTTCTGCATTACTAGTAAAAGGTAATGCAATAACACTTGCAATGATTAAACATCTCTTAATCATATACAACTTCCCTCTGGGTGTTCACCATTTTCTTCTGGTGATTTTCCGTGTTTTAAATAATAATCTCTTGCTTTACGAATATTCGCACCGTGATGATTTGACATTTCACACCATTGTTTAATGTATTCGTTTTCTGGGTCAAGTCTTAATACTTCTTTCACTAATGTTTCTTGTATTCTCCAATCCCAAGCTTGTTTTGTACTTTGCATAATATATTACTCTCCTAGACCAAGTTTTGTTTTTTCTATTAAATATGAGCGAACAAAACCAGAACGAACAATATCACCTATTGTAAATTCTACTGTTTCAAATTCTTTCATTTGTTCTAATATTCTCATAAAATCTTGTAGTCCTTCTTTTTCACTCATCTTGGTCAAATCTGATTGAAAGAAATCACCACAAAATATAATTTTACTGTCTTGACCAACTCTTGTAACAATCGTATCTAATTCGTGAAAGTTACAGTTCTGAGATTCGTCAACAATTACGACAGCGTTATCTAATGTTATACCACGAAGATATGAAGTTGTCAAGAAGGTAACACTACCTTGATTCTTTAATCTGTCGTATAACATACTAAATGCATTATCACTTGATTGTTCAAACATAAACTGAACCATATTGTGATATGGTACTTGGTACAATGCAGACTTATCTTCTTCATCACCAGGCAGAAACCCCATATCTCTTGTTGGAACAACTGAACGAATAATGATAACATTTTCGTATTTGGTCTTTGGGTCTAATACTTGTTCTAGTGCAAGGTAAAGTGATATAAAAGTTTTTCCAGTACCAGCTGCACCAAACAAAAACAAATTCTTATTCTCTTTTCTCCAGGCATTAAATACTACCTTTTGATTATCTGTAATTGGTTTTACAGTAACTAAGTTATCTAATTTTATATCTTGTTTTTTACTCATAAGTTTCCTCGTAATTGTTTCCTAAATTATCAGTATATATTATTTTTTCTATATCACCACTAAACAAAGTGAAGTAATGATTTTGTGATATACCGATTGTTCCCTCATATGAAAATATACCTTTACTTGTTTTAACAACAACAGAGTCAATATAATCTGCTGGTATTTCTGTTCTAGTTAATTGATTAAATTGTAATCCAGAATAGTTTGGGTGATTGAATTGTATTTTCTTTTTATCAAAATGTAATTTGTCATCAATAATATCTACTCTATCTTTTGGTACATCACTATTAACTATTGGTGTTGCAGAACAACCACCAGCCGCCTTAATATACTTTCTATTAACATATAAATTACCATCTATATCTTCTGCAACAACAGTTAAATAAGTGTATGCATTTACTCTTATATTAGTTTCTATATATGGTAATAAACCTACAAACTCAAATGTTGCACAACAAGGTGTTGGATTCTCATCTATAATTAAAGTAAATTTAATTAAGTCTTTTAATTTTGTTGTGATAACAATAGGAACATTTCCACCATCTATTGCACGATAAGGTGATTCAATAATTATGTCATCAGTTTGTTCTAAAAACTGGTCTTTATATAAATTATCTTTTAACCATTCATTCCAACTATCAGATGTAGAAAATTTAGGTATCAACAATATTAAACTAAGTATTATTAAACTAAGTGCGATTTTTGTGTTTGTCATATGCTCTTTTTGCTTTTAATTTTCTGATAGATTTTTTACCATATCTATCTGCGAGTGGACTAGTAGGGTGTTTTTCTGCAATCTTACTAAACACCTCTCTCATTCCAGAATCACCTTTTTCACTTTTAGTAACACCAGCAACAACATTCATATTTAAATAATCTGCTGGTTCAATATTAGGATTGTCTTTTAAATACTTAACTTTTTCTTCATAAGACATAAATTCGTCAAAATATTTATCTTCTTTTTTATTGTAAAAATCGTATCTAGGCATCTAACTTCTTATTAATCTCTAATCTCAAGTCAACAATTCTTTCTTCTATATAATTAATTGCAGTATGGACATAACCCATATCTTCTGGGCCGTTTTCTTTTACAAACTTTTTTGCAATCTTTACTTCCTCTTGAAGCATCATAAGTCTATCAAGTTTACTTACCATAATATTATCTCCTTAGTTTCTTTTTATAATTTTCAATTTCACCTTTAAACTCTTTTAGTATTGTAAACATATCTATTGTTTGCATTACAAACATACCAAAAAAGAAACCAGTAAAAAATAGTAATAATTCACCCATTTTTTCTCTCCAATTCTTCTATAAGTTCTTTAACTCTTATCTGTAAGTCGTGTATTTGTTTTTGCATTTGTGCAATTTCAAATTGATATAACTCGTCTTTACCTAACCAGTTTCTCTTTAACTCTTCTCTTTTTTTTCTCACTTCTTCACTTTCTAAATATTCTAAATCACCTTTTACAATGTGTTCATTAATCATATCCCAATATCCTTTTCTTGAAACCATAATGGTATACTCCTATTCTTCCAAGTCGCAAATCTAGTCTTCTCTTTTATATAGTAGTTCTTATAAGCTGCGATTGGTTGATTAGGAATCTTGCAATAATCTGGCATACATTGAGGCATCTCAGTTAGTCTAGTATCTGGATTAATATTATTAGGAATCATATTTAAATAAGGTAGTCTATCTTCTACTGAGTGTTTCTTACCATACCTAAATGTATATTCTTTTAATAAGTTCACTAATAAATGTAATAACCAAGAATAATTACCTCTAGTTTCTCTACACCATATTGCAGAGGGGTGTTTAGTATGACACGCTAACATTAGATTCTTATCCATAAAATCTATTGGGTGTTTCCACCTTTTAACATTTCTACCAGTTTTGGATTTACCAGCATATTCTTTTCCGTCTAGTAATCTATGTGCAGTAGATAATAGTTGTGCATACTCTACACACATTTTTACAGCGTGTTTATCACAATGTTCCAAAGATGCAATCTTTGGGTCTTCATTAATATAAAATATATTCACATTACCTCCTTCTATAAAAAATGTGTCTACCTATTTTAACAGTTTTTTCAAAATGTCTTGACCATTTTGGTTTAACATAGTCAGCGTGATAATACAACGCTCCGTCTGTAATGTCAAGTAGTGTTTTAAAATTTGATGCAACTAAACCTTCTGCGAGTGTAAACAGTTGATTATATGTGTAGTGGTCTTTTATCTCATCTGATTTACCATCACAATACCAACTAAATTGACACATATTTTTGATAGGTTTTTTTAAACCTTTTTCTTTTAACCACCATTGTGATATTTTTGCATCTTCTATAACACCACAAATTGTGTTTGGATATAAATCACTTTTTACTCTATTTAAAACTACATTGGTTACACCTAGAACTCCAGCAGTTCCTTCATTACGAGCTTCAAAATACATATTCTTTGCAAGACAAGTTATTTCTTGTTTGTCAATATATCTGTCGTATTGTGCAATTTCCATATATTGCATTTGTGGAGTTCTATCTGGTCTATTAATACCAGCGATAACAACAATAGTTCCTAGTATTGTAGTGAATAACTTAAAAAACACTCTGTACCCCTCATCTGTTTTTTTGAATTGTAGGGAACGGTCTGGTAATCCAACTTGTTCCCTAGCAACTCTGGATTTAAAATATGTCTTGGTCATCTTCCTTATTCATAATATAAGTGCCAAGACTCATAAACCCAATTCCAGCGACTGCGAGGATGGAAAGAGTAGTGAGAGAGGCGTCACCATCAACAGCACCAGCCGCAAGAATACTGAATAATAATCCTAAAATCATATAAAACATAATATACCTATAAATTTAATATTAATAATTATTATAATACCATATTATTTTAATATGTCAACCCTATGCAGATTTTTTATAATCTTTATGATTAACATTTAAAAAATTGTCATCCCAATCAAATGCCTCTTGTACCACTTGTTTTGATAACCCCTTATACTTCTGATGTAATCTCTTATCTTTTGCAAGTATTAAAACTTCTGCCTCACCCTCTTGTAATCCCTCTAACATTTGGACAAACATAGTTTCACATTTAACTTGTTTTAATTTATCGTTTCCACCCTTTATAAAGTGAAATAGTTTACTTGCTTCTTGTTCTAACCTTGTATGTTCAGTTCCAGCTGGTGCATCATTTTTAATAAATGGTACATCACCGTCTGGTAATCTCCATACAATCTTAGGGTCAAAACTAGATTTCAAAATCATTTTCAATCCATCACTTTGGTATTTTCTCAATACCTCTATTTTTTTATCTTTTACTTTTGCATTATTGACCTTAGTTAATACTTCGTGTATTAAAGGTCTTACAACATCATATGCCATTAAAAATCTCCTAGTTTTTCAGTCAGTTCTTTTAGTCTGTGTTTCATAAAATAAGGTAATATTTTACTCTTATCATTTTGGGTAATTTTATCTACCCACATATTATATATAAGTTCCCCCAACTCATTTGGTATACTGTCAAAGTCAATCAATGTTTTGTTTCTTTGATAGTTTCTTTTTATCTCACCCTCTGGAATACCATTCTCTTTCCACTCAGTTAATTTCTTTTTTGTGATAGGTCTTTGTCTTAAATCTTCTACAAAGACAGTATCTTGAGATAAAACATTTGGAACACCATCTCCCTTATCTCCTCTAATAATATGTTCAAATTTATATTGTTCTGGATTCTCATCAACTACAAACTTTTTCAAAGTCGGTGAATATTGTTTTACATTATCACTTTGATGCAGTTGTATAAAATCTTTATCACCAGATATGATTAATATTTCTTCATATAAGTTTGGTGTAGAAGAAATCTTATTTGATAGAATCGCAATGATATCATCAGCCTCTGCACCATTTATTTTTAAAACTTTATAAGGGAAATTTTCTTCTAACTCATTTTGAATTTTAGTTAGTATATCAAACAACTCATTCCAATTCAAACTACTTTCACTTCTTGCCTTCTTACGGTTTTGTTTATAATAAGGAAAGTAATCTTTTCTCCAACAATGTTTGTCGTCATAACAAAGTACCAATTCACCAAAATCTTTACTGAATTTTGTTTTATAAGACCTCAATGAGTTTAGTACCATATGTCTTACTAAATCCTCACTTAAAGGTTCATCTTTTATCTGTATCATCAAATTACTAATCGTAACTTGATTCATATCAACTAATATCATTTATTCTTTTTTTTATCCAAAGCCTTCAAAAACTTTGATATCAATTCCATTTTAAATATTGTGTTAGTATTACCTTTTTCATCTTTCTCTTGAACCATAAACTTATCAACCAAAGGTTGCATTTCGTGTTTGATATCTAAATCTCTGTAAATAGAACTCTTGATTGATTCAATAACAAAAGATAAATCTTTTACAAATGTTGGGTCATTAACTTTCAATCCATTATCATTTAATGAGTGTACTAATTGTACTATTAGGGCCTCAGTAAGTTGGTCTGCAAAATAGATATCCTCATTAAGTCTTAATAAGTTCTCATCTGGTTTGACTACTTTTCTTTTACCCTTAAATCTTTTAGGGAATTTAATTATGTTATCTTTTTTCTTTTCCATAATAATATTTATATCCAATAACTGATTAAACCAGCAACTGATATGATAAACCCAACAGAGTTTAATAATATGATAGAACCGTCTTTCCAATAATATCCAACACTAACCCATACTACACTACCTATGGTCATAAAGTATAGGTTTAGTGGATAGATATTAAAAGATGTAAAACATAAGCCTATCAACAATAGGATAGAACCAAACCATTTTAAACCTCTAACTTCTTTTCTTTTTCTATTTTCCTTATGCATCTTCTTGTGCTTGCGGCCTTCTCTTTTCTTTTTCTTTCGTTCCTTGTTTCGTAAAATTCTCTTTTACGAAGTTCATTGAACATATCTTCTTTTTGTAGTTTCTTTTTCAGTTTTCTGATTGCCTTGTCTACATTTCCATTTTCTACTGCAACAGTAGTACCAGGCAATCTTTTCTCTGGGAATCTTTTCTTTTTATTAAATTTATGAATTTGTTTGAATCGCATACATATCCTCTATTAATTGATTAGTAACTTCTGCCTCGTATTGGTCTACACCAGTAAGAAATGCATTTATATCTGTTATTGATAGTTTTGTGATATCCGAAACATCTGCACACTTCATAACATAGTCTGCAATGTGGTCTGGAATATCTTCGTGTGTATTATAAAAATAAATCATATTCACCTATATTGTTAAGTTTTGTATCGTCTAATTTCACTTCTTATCATCTCTGAATAATGTCTTAACCAAGCTTTTGATTGTCCATTGAGATTATAATTTGAATCGTCTTTGCATTTGTTTTCCATAAACTTTGCAATATCTTCCAGATTCTCAAGTGCAAGTTGTCTGTTAGTTTTGATTGGTTTTAAATCTTCCAACATCATTGTAATTCCAACTTTTTCTAAATTATCCATAATTATATCCTATCATAAAAATTAATATTGTCAACCCTATTTAAAATTTAAATTAAACTTTTCAATCATAATATCTCTAACTCTTTCTCTATCAAGAGTATCACCACAAAATGTATATTCTCCTTTAGATAAACAAATTGAAAGATAGTCAATAGTTGCAGTAGTAATTTGATTTACAGTTGCACCCATATCATAGATACCACCTTTACCATAAAAATCATATACATAACCAATAAATTCTCCAATGATAGTATCTTTTCTTTTTCTTATTATATTTTTTCTCATTTTAATATCTACTCCGCTTCGTTAAGATTAACAAACCACACATAATTTGCAATCCAATTTAAATCATCTTCACTCCAAATGTTTTTACATTTGTCTTTTGCAATACCTAAGAACTCTTCAAATCTTTCACATTCTTTTATATCATTTTCATCTATATTACTAAGAAATCTATCTACTAGATTATCCATATGTTTATCAGTTATATTTGCGATTGTCATATTTTCTCTCTTTCTTTCTTGATTATATTACTATTATACTTTGTTTTAAGAACAATGTCAAGTCTTTTCTTTAATTATTATTCCAAACTTTTCTTTGTTTTCTTCTTTCTTTTATTCTTTGTTGTCTGTTCCAAACTTCTTCTTGAACTTCTAAACAAGGCCAATCGTGGTCATCTTCTATTGTATCATTAACCCACGCTAACAAATCATTTGCTAACTTTTTTGCTTCTGTTTTACTAAGATTAACAACATTCATAGAATCATCAGACTGCATCCAATTAGTCTTTGGATTTCTCACAGTTAATATACTCAGTCTTGCACCACCAAAACCACCATACTGTCTTAAACTTATTGTTTTTTTATTTGAAGATTTAACTCTTTTTCCCATTTTTTTGTCCTTTCTTTCTTGACTTTATGTCTCTATATTACCTTGTTTTGAGAACAATGTCAAGTAAAAAAGTAAAAAAAATGAAAAAAAGATATGAATTAAATCAATGACTTACGAGGGTATGTTATATTTTCTGTAATCATTGTGGTTTCCATACCAGTGAACTTCGGTATGAATCTTGTTTTTATTGGATTTTATGATATGTTTTTCCCACCAATCTGGTTCTTTTACAGTACAATGTGCATTTTCACCATTTGGTAGTATTGCGTGTGCAAGTCTAGTACAAATCGCAAGATATACAAATTTGTTTGCCTTACTGTATATCTCATCAAGTATTTTGGGTATTATCTCTTCTGGTATATGTTCTAAAACATCTGTTGATATAACACCGTCAAACTTACCCTCTGGTATGTTTTCGTGTTCTGGAAAGCCTGGGTCGTACATATAGATGTTTTCATCATTTATATGAAATAAGATGTTAAGGTGTGAATCTGTGTATTGACTACCCTTTCCACAACCATAATCTAATACTGTTTGAGAATTTGTTATCAAAACAATATTCGCAATGTTTGGGGTTTCTTTGAATAAACTAACACCTTGATAGGTGTTTTTATCTTCGTGCATTGACCTATATAAGTCAATATAATGTTGTTCAATGTCCATTATGTAACCTCATAAAATATTCTGCATCAATTAAAACTAATGGTTTTTGATTGTTTCTTTTTATAACAACTATGGGTTCATACTTACCAGCATTATCAGATGCCTGTTTATATGCTTCCCAAATGTTTAATTTTTCTTGATTTTTACACTCAATAGAATATGGAAACTTTTCTCTTGCAGCTCTAGCCATAATTAAATCTTCACCACCAGCACCCATTGAACGACTTTCAATATCCTCTTCGTGTATCTCTAATTTTTCTATGAGTTGTTCCCTAACCCATTTCTGTAATCTTCTACCTTTAGATTTTTTACTCTGTGTCTTCATCTACATTATCTTCATCAAGTTCTTCACCACAAAAAGGACAATGATTAACTTTATAGTATTCATCGTCCATATTGTGATTTATTTTAAATTCTGCATCACAAGAATCGCAATAAATTGTTTTTCCAGGCATTACTGAATCTCACAAGAACCAGACGAACACGCAAGTTCTTGTGAACCCACTGTCATATCGGATTTTTCATATTCTGATAATTTACTCCAATCAACACTAGTAGGCATTTTATTCAATAAATCATTATACTCTTTTTCATCACAATCTTGATAAGGTGCTTGTTTATATGTATGTTCACTATATGGTAAGAAACTTACTCCACTCATTAAGTCAAAGTTCTTATATACCCAAGCTCCAACATCAATCCATTCTTCTTCTTTAACAGAAATAGTTACTGAAGGTTTATGTTCACACCAATGTACTTGATATGTTTTCCAAAGTTCTAGTTGTTCAATCGCAGTTAAGTCTTGTCTAAATACTGCATCTGGACTACACTTTATCGGAAAAGAAAACACAGTAGTGTCATTTGGTTTCATAACATCATCTTCATTAGGAAAACCTTCTTCTACCATCATCTTTGTAAGTGGGTCTTTCTTATCACCTCTTACAGTTCTAATGTAGTAAGGGTTATGTCTAGCGTGAATACCACTTGCACTATCTACTAATTGTGATACAGTACCAGATGGTTTTACACAAGTAATTGCAGCTGATTGGTTTATTTTTAGTTTCTTAGACCATTCCTTATTAGTATCTACTGACATTTCTTTAAGGTTTTTTAATAACACATCTAAACCATTTAGTTTACCAGCAGTCCATTTATTATCCATAATACCAGTAAGAGATACACCTAGTAATCTTTCTTCAATACAATTCTTCTTCCAATCTTTACTTACATATTTAAAATTAGTAAGTGTAGATTGAAAAGTTCCAAGTATTGTTGCAAGTTTTACTTTTCTTAATAATGTATCTTCTGTGTCTTCTGGTCTAACAACAACTTCAGATAAGTTACAAAATTCTCTACTTCGTAAAATTATTTCTGAACAAGGATTAGTCCCAAAGTCATATCCAACATCTCTTCTTTCATTCTTCTCTGCAATATTCTTTGCAGATTCTCTATTGAATATACCTCTTTCACCAGACTT